CTAACCAACGTTGCCAATTGATTTTGTATTTGAGTTGATCGTCATAGGTAGTAACGTCATAGTGTACAAATATAACATCGTTTTTCTTACACCAATATTCCCAAGATTTTTTACTGTAGTCCATCCAAGAAAAATCGTCATAACGATACTTTTCTTTTACAGCGTCACTGCCTTTTACTCCGCACCAAAATAAAACATTTTTCATTATTTATTAAACTATTTCTACATTATTACTAAAGTCTACTAAACCTGTGCCACATAATCCAGTCGGCGTTGAATGATTTCCACCTTGACCAATGTCAGTAATATCATATTTTTTAATTTTAATAAAGTTCCAAAATTCTATCATTTGACTGTTAAAAAATATGTCATCAATCAATAAAATGCCTTTATAATCATTTTCTAATAAGTATAAATATATTTGTTTTTCAAAATCTCCAGTATGCGATGTATCTAAAAAAATTAGTTTTGATTTTAACAAAATACTTGGATCCATTTCAAATATGTTTCCTATTTTTCTAATTAAGTTGTTGGGTTGCGTTTTTACCGTATAGATATCTCTTATATCAAATGTAAAAACAGTGTTTGAAATATTTTCACATAAACATAAACTACTTGTACCATGGTGTGTACCTAATTCAACGATTATTGAATCGTTTATAATTTTAGTTAAATATGCCAATAATTTGTAGTGTTCTTTTCCAGCTGGATTATTTATTACATGTTTGTGATGTTCTCTGGTAATATTATTTATCAAATGTGATAAATCCAAATCTATAACATCTTTTTTAACTATTTTCATACTCTAAACACTTTCTTTTTCTTCGATTACGTTCATTATTTTATCAAAAAAATAATCTTCTGCTAAAATATATTTTTTAGCTAATTCAAAATTATCTTTAGCATATGATAACATAGATTTATATAAATCTTCGTTTAAAGTTTTCAATATACCATCTATTTCACCAATGTCGTTAAAAATAATCATACCTCTGGTATCAAAATAATTTCCTATACCAGGCATACCATAATAAATCGGTATTGTACCGGTCATTATAGGATTGATCAATTTTTCCGTAAAGTAAAAATCTCGCTGTTGATTTTCCATCGCTATATGGAACATATAATCTTTCAGACCATCGCTAATTGCTCCTATTGGTTTATATCCCATTCCCATTACATCAATTTCACTTTTGTGTTTATCAATAAGTTCATGTCGTTTAAAATGGTCAGTAACATTTCTTTTTCCGGATGCAATGATCGAAACTAACTTGGTTTTATTATGTTCTACTTTTCTATTTTCCTGTTCAATCCAACAACCTCCTGTTGGACAAAAAACATAATTTTCACCTTTATCCAATAGATGTTTATCGTGTGTTAGTACATAGTCATACAAACGATTATTAGCAGATATCCAATTATAATGATGTGGTTGTTTGCAATATGGTTCCAATAACCAAGCAACTCTTTTTTTATGCCCCATTTTAGGGTATGGTATAAAAAAATCGGTATAGAAAACTAAGTCTTCATTATCAGATACATTCCAGTCCCATTCCATACGTTCTGATACAGTAATTGGCGGTGGATATTTGTGTCCTGATGGAATAGTTCTATACATGGACGTATTACCACTGTAAAAACAAGATACCAGTGATTTATCCATAAATTTTAATTTAGTTTTCATAATTATACCGTTAAAGAAGTTGTTTTTTCCAAAATTTTATTGTAATTTTCGGATAATTTATAATCAGAATGTTGTTTGGTTAGATCACTATAACTAGCACGTTGGTCCGCTATAGCAGGATATGTACCGTATGTATTTCCTCGTTTTTGAATATTATTGATATACCACACATCAATATTCATACGATTGGGATTTTGCTGACTCCATGAATATTCATCATTCCAGTCTATTTTTGAATATGCGTCTATAATATAATCATAAATACTAGAATTGATTATATATGCATGCGTCGTTTTTGCGGATACAATTTTAGCTAGATTTTTATCTATCAATTTATTATCATGACCTCTTAAATTTGCACCTAAATATAACATGTCATATTTCAAGTTATTAGAGTCTAATTGATTGAACGTTTTAATTAAGACATCATGGAATATATCTGTATTAAAAACTACGTCATCTTCTAATATCAATACATTTTTGTATTTTTTTTCTTTAGCTATTTTAATACAATTCACGTGAGACATCGTACAACCAAGAATGCCTATTTTATTTGATACCGCTGGATATCGTTGTACTAAATGTTCTATATTTAAGTTTTTAAATTCTTTTAAACACTCAGACCATCTATCTTTACGTGAATCCAAATTTATGCATACTATATTATCAAGTGTGTTCATACAATTGCATCATCTATTCTATTGTAACACTGTTTATATTTTTAAATATATTGTAATAATACAAAACCAGTTTATTTAAATCATACAATTCATTAAATTTGTTTCTCATGTTCTCTACATAAAATTTTTGTAAATTAGAAAAATCGGAAAGAACATAGTCTATTTTTTCATTGAGATCTGAAAAATCGTGTTTGCACGGAACATATGTCTGATAAGGTACGTATAAATTTGGTATTGTTTCAATATGTGACATGTCTGGTTTAATTAGTACTGATCCGAGTATAGCCGATTCTAAATCTCTTGGAGCAATTTCACCAAATCCAAATGGAGCTAATATTATTTTAGAATTTAACATTTTATCGTAATATTGATTTGTGGGTAGTCTAACTCCTTTTTCTAATTTTGTAACATTAAATTTGTTACTCAAATTATCTAATAAATTTTTTCTGAAGAAGTTGTAATGAGTCGCTTGATTTAAATTATGTTCATATACATCTTTATGTGGGTACATAAACATTGCGGACACATCAAACTGCTTATTGTTCGTATAATTTAACCACTGTGGTTGTATTGTAGATAACCAGTTAAACCCAGATAGTTTTATCTTATCAAATAAATTTAAATTTGGTAAAGCATATTCGCCTGAACCCCAATAAGATCTTCCATTTGCATATTTTTTTAAATATTCTGTTTTGTCTTTATAAAGAGTAGGTTTCAATAAACTGATCGCGTTTGATTGTGAAAAAACTTCATATGATCCAATTAACGTAGCCGCATCTTGTCCGTCAAATAAAAAATAAGGTTCTTTTATTGTTTTTAAAAACTCAATGCCTATTGACGTAGACTCATCGAGAGATACTTTTTTGTTTACAAAACTTGCATGTCCCACAAACGCAAAATCAGCGTCACCATCTTTTACAAATTCTATGCCTACTTCTCTGAATATTTCATGCGCAAATAACAATGGACGAAATGTAGTTTCGTTACGATGCTTTTCTAACTCATATATTTTTACTTTAATCATTTAATTTTTCAAAAAATTCTTCGACTGTTATTAAATTAAGTAATTCTTTTCTGTTATTTTCTAAATAGTCAAAATCTAATTCAAATGCATCTTTTGGTAAATTTATTAATTTTTGTTCTCCCAATCTTATTACGCCACATCCATGATCTGTATTTACTACATACATTTCTAGATCAGATCTTTCTGATCTCAATTTAATATATGCTTTCCAACAATCACCATTCCACCAGTTACACCCGTTTACACTTTTACGTCTCTGAGTAATTTCCCAGAGAGGATTCATATCGTGACATATAATTGTGCCTGTAGGTTTTAAGTGATTTAAAGAATTGATTATATCTTTATGAACTTGAGGGGCGTGATGTAGTCCGTCTACAAATATAATGTCATATTTAATATCATGATTATGTATTAATTCAAAGAATTCATCCGATGTAATTGGATAGTTAGTTTCAGGAGTTAAAGTTGATTCTACGCCTGGATCTACTCCGTCTTTGTGTTCAGCGATAACTTCTCTCAAATTTGCGCCTTTTCTTACACCGATTTCTAAATAATTTACATAATTGTACTTTTTTATAAATGCGTTGATTATGTCATATCTAAACGTTGTATATCTGTTTGTAGCACGCCAAAGTTGATATTCTTCTAATTGTGTTTTTTCATCTTTCATAATTTTTTTATTTTTCTATACAAATAGCACCTTCATAATCAAATAGAGGTCGTGTAAAATTAGATTTTGGTTCGTGTCCAATATATTTTATTATTTCTATTTTGTCATGTTGAATTAGATCAGTTATTGCTTTTTTAATTTCTGGAAATGCTCCAACGTCGTCGTATATGAAATATTTTTTACCACTTGATTTGAATTTTAATGATCGTAATGTATCATCTATAACTGCTTCATATGTATGTTGAGCATCTATAAAAAAGATATCGCCATAATCAACAGGTAATTCTGTATTATATACATCTTGCGCATAGAATCTTACATTAGGTCGATCTATATTAAACTTTGCCGCGGCATCTATGTTATCTAGATTAAATCCTATTACTTCTTTAAAAAGATAACTTAATACTCTTGTTGAGTATCCTATATTACTTCCAATTTCCAAACATATTTTATCTTTGAATTCTGGTTTGTTAAAGTATTCAAAGAAATCCCGTTTAAATTTGTGGCTGGTAGTAGTTTTGTGTTGAAACTTATCTGGGATATTAGTTAGTATTTCTTCAATGTTCATAACGGTTTACATCAGTTAAAAATCCACGTTGACATTCTAATAAGTACTTACTAAACCGTCTAGTGGCAGACAAACGATAACTTTTTTCTTTTAATTTATTAGAATCCATATACTTTGCAAAATTTCCACATACACCGTTCCAATTGGATAGTATAGTCGTATTTTCAGGACTTGGCGAGTAATTTAAATTGGTTCTATGTAAACTTATATTGTCGAATTTTAAAAAAGAATTCATGTTTATTAATAATTCTTTTTTAAATACATTAAAAGATCCTCTGGGAGTAAATGTATTTTCATAAAAACAATTTCCTACATGTATCCATTCATCATTTTTAATTTTTGTGACTTCATTTTCTTTCATGAAAAAATATGAATCTAC